GATTGACGAAGCATTGACATTTGGTAGACCAGACAAAGTCCATTTCTATGAGAATACATTTCTTAAAAAACTCCGCCAAGTTAAATCAAAACAATGGAATCTATTAAAAAAAGAATCACCACGAAAACACATGGCGCAATTTGGCATCGACAAATACCAACACACAACTACTCATCATCGCGCACATGCAGCAGCAGGATATTTCACAAGTGGATTTGACAGTGCTACTATTTTAGTAATAGACAGTATCGGAGAATTTGATACACTCAGTGTATGGGAGGGGAAGGGTAAAAGACTACGTAAGCGCCATTCACAGGGTTATCCGCACAGTATCGGATTGTGGTATAGTGCGATGACACAACGCCTCGGATTAAAGCCACAAGAACATGAATACATTTTGATGGGTATGGCCGCTTTGGGAGATCCCGACAAATATTATGATATCATCATGGAAGATTTTTTTGAAGAAGATCCAAGCAACACGCACCAATTAAAAGTAAAATTCAAGCGTGACTTACATCGCGGATGTTTAGATTGGCGCCCTGATTTAAACACTGTTCCAGATTTGGTTGATGTGGCAGCGGCCGTGCAGAAAATATACGAAAAGATTTTTCATAATCTATTGACTGAAATCTATCTGTCAAAACTTCCTACGAATCTGGTATTGATGGGTGGCTGTGCATTAAATTGTGTGGCAAATAGTATTGCGATTCAAATGCCGTTTATTAGTTGGGAACCACACTTGAAAGGAACATGGGAATATTCACCCCACCACATAGATGATGAAAATACTCAACCACAGCCGTATTTTGATAATGTGTGGATCATGCCTAATCCCGGAGATGCAGGTTCTGCAATTGGGGCAGTATTGGCACACACCAAGACTCACATAGATTTTACTACTGCGAATCTAGGACATAATATTGAAGGTGAATATCCAGTTGATCAAATCATCAACGAAATTATTCAACACAAAATAACCGCAGTAGCAGCAGGGAAAGCAGAGTTTGGTCCACGGGCATTGGGCAATAGAAGTATTCTAGCCGACCCACGCGGATTATATGTTAAGAACAGAGTGAATCGTATTAAACATCGAGAAGAATTTAGGCCATTTGCACCAATTATTTTGGAGTCTTGTGTTGCTGAATATTTCAACGTAGCAGAAGATTTCAAGAGTCCATACATGCAATACACTGTGAAGTGTCGCCGACCAGATTTGTATCCTGCTATTGTCCACTATGACGGCACGAGCAGAGTGCAAACAGTTAATGAGAAAGACAATCCAGAAGTTTATGCACTGTTAATGAAATGGTACAAGATCACTGGCTGTCCAATGTTATTGAATACTAGTTTGAATATAAAAGGCGAACCGTTAGTGAATACACTAGAAGATGCTCAGAGATGGGAACTAAAATATCGGGTGACTGTATGCACCCCAACACGAGGAAAATAAAATGTTACAAAAGATAAAAAACTTTATAATGTACCCGTACACCCAATATAAATTACGTAAGGCCGAGACGATACGAAAACAGCGTCTTGCAAAGAAGTTGAAGAAATTGCAAGAACAAGATCCTTTCATATATGATTGATTGCCAAAATGCATTTATGTGTTAGAATAATATAAAGAGGATGTCATATGTTAGATGTATTTTTTATTAGTTATGATGAACCATATGCTGATGATAATTTTGAAATTTTACAAATGTTTGCACCATTGGCTAAACGTGTTCATGGTATCAAGGGAATTTTCGAGGCACATAAAGAATGTGCCAAACAGAGTAAAACTTCATATTTTTATGTTGTGGATGCAGACGCGGTCATTGATGAATCATTCACCTTTAAATTTGTACCATCTGATAGCAAAGAAGTTTATAATGGTGTCAAGGAAACAGAATGTGTGTATGTGTGGAGGAGTATAAACCCAGTCAATGATTTATTATACGGCTATGGTGGTGTTAAATTGTTCCCAAAGAAGAACCTATTGAATGCCACTGATTGGAAGGTTGATATGACCACCACCATTGGTGCAGTGTTTGTTCCGAAATTCCAAATAAGCAATATAACAGAATTCAACACAGATCCATTTAATGCATGGAAATCTGCTTTCAGAGAATGTACCAAACTTGCTAGTGGAATCATACCAAATGGTGACAACACCGACAATGAATATAGACTAAAGGTGTGGTGTCAACGTGGTGAAAACCGCAGATTTGGTAAAGAAACCATATTGGGCGCACAGATGGGTAAAGACTTTGGTGAACATTATCGTGGGGATGTATCCGCGCTTAGTATGATCAATGATTTTGAATGGTTGAAAGCACAGTATGTGGATGCGATGAATAATGAGTAATTCAATAACATCCGACCAATTGTTGGACAGAATGGAAGTATTATTTCCAGATAATTCACTTATAATTGATTTTGTTGAATCTGTGAAATACAATAACAAATTGGCTATGTATCGAATTCTGGATGATCTTACAAATTCAACCATGATAGACATTATTAAAACAATAGAAGAAAATGATGAATACAGCAAGGATGCGATCAGCGTTGGTCAAATTAAATCTAAGCAATGGGTAATAGAACAACTGGAATTGGCAGGTGTTCCGTTGGGCACAGTGTTCTTATGTGCGGGATGGTATGGTCTACTTGCCACGATGATTTTTGAAAGTAGTTTGTCTGTTGAAAAAATTAGAAGTTTTGATATTGACGAATCATGTGCTGATATTGCAGACACCATCAATAGAACTTATGTGAATGATCAATGGAGATTTAAGGCTATCACTGCTGACATGCATAATGTCAATTATCATACTCATGAGTGGTCAGTGTGGTCGATAAAAAATAACAGAATGAGTTACACAATTACTGATAGCCCTGACACTATCATTAATACAAGTTGTGAACATATTGTTAATTTTGATGACTGGTTTAATTCAATCCCTAATGGCAAATTAGTAATACTTCAAAGTAATGATTTTTTTGAAGTCGATGATCATGTTAATTGCAGTCACAATCTACAAGAATTTAGTTTATCTGCTCCAATGACAACTGTGTTATATGAGGGTGAGTTAGACTTGCCAAAATATAAGAGGTTTATGAAAATTGGATATAAATGATTTAACTGTGCGACAATTACAAACAGAGAGTGCAAGGGCACTTTCTATTCTCGGATCATCAAGTGGGGCAATTAGTACATTTAATGATAACGCCAGACATGATAGTCAGAAATGGTACAAAGAAGTAATTTCAACATATGTTGAAATTTATGGTGACTTACCAAGCAAGGTAGGTCCTGCATCGGAAATCACATTAATAATGGACAGCAATGTATAATTATAATGAAATCAAGAAAGTACACCTTGAAGTAACTCAACGGTGTCAGGCAGCTTGTCCTATGTGTGACCGCAATGAAAATGGTGGCCACGACAATGTTCATATTGACAATTCAGAATTAACATTAGAAGATTGTAAAAAGATATTTCTACCAGAATTCATATCCAATCTTGACAATATGTATATGTGTGGAAATCTGGGTGATCCTATTGTAGCAAAAGATACATTAGAGATTTTTAAATATTTTAGAGAACACAATCCAAAAATGTGGTTAAGTATGAATACCAATGCAGGTGCAAAATCTGCCGACTGGTGGACTGAACTTGCAAATGTGTTTGGTCGTATGGGCACAGTCATATTCAGTGTAGATGGATTAGAAGACACCAATCACATATATAGACAAAACATTCAATGGCCTATTGTTAGGAGAAGCATGGAAGCATTTATCTCGGCGGGTGGCAGAGCACGTTGGGATTTTATCATTTTTGCACACAATGAACATCAAGTGGAAGAAGCAGAGGCGATGTCGGTAACTATGGGATTTGAGAAATTCCAAAAGAAAAAAAGTGGTCGATTTATTGTTGCAGCAGGAGACAAGGGAAAAGAAAGTACCCAAGCGAAAAATCGTAAAGGTGAGAACACTGCCACAATCGCTAAACCAAAAAAAGAAGAGAATCAAAATCTTGCATTGTTGAAACAGAAAGAAATTGACAAGCAGTATGGTGGCATGATGGAATACTATGATCAATGTGGTATTAAATGCAAAGTAGCTGAAGAAAAAAACGTATTCATTACTGCCGAGGGATTGATGTTACCATGTTGTTGGACAGCAGGGCGAATGTACAAGTGGTGGCATAAAGATTATCGTGTGGAACAGATATGGGATATGATCGATGAAGTTGGTGGCAAGGATAGTTTGAATGCAATTACTCATGGTTTAGAAACCGTCATGAGTAGTGGGATCTTGCAGAATATAGAAAATAGTTGGTCTATAGACGGAATAAAAAATGGTAAACTTGGTGTATGTGCTATGAAATGTGGGGATCAATTTGATCCGTTTGGCGCCCAATTTATATAAATACCAATACTATATATATAATAGTCAAAACTGGAGATTGAAATGAAAAATAATGTAGAACAAATGAGATC